CGCGCGGGGGATCAAAGGCCGTACCAAGGCGCGGGGAGCGGATCATTTTTATTGTCTTCTCGCTCCGGCAGCTTGGCGCTCTACCGTGGATGCTCGTTGTTTTGTCGGGTCGAGAGCCCGTCTCACAGGTACAGATAGGGCGTGGTGCCCGGTTTGTCAATACTCTATTGACAGTCTAGTTCGTGTGTAATATCAGCCACTTAACCGAAAAGAAGGCTGCACCATGCCCGGTTTTTGGGGGTGAATGCCGTGGTTTTCGATGGTGGGTTGACGTTTGGCCGAGCCGCGTGGCATTTTTCGCCGATGATTATTCTGGCTGGAGGAAATGCGCGTGTTGGCCTTCTGGGCAGTGATTCAGTCACAGCCAATGTGCGAGCGCCGCGTGATGATGCATCTCGATCGGCAGGGTTTTGCCTACTACACACCGCGCGAGAAAATCGTTCGCATCAAGCGCGGGCGTAAGATAACCGCCTCGCGTTACCTGTTCCCGCGCTACTTGTTTGTTTGGATCGAGAGTCAGTGGCAGCGGCTGTTCTATACGTTCGGTGTCAGCCGCGTGCTGATGTCAGGCGACAAGCCATCGAAACTGCCTGACGGCTGGATCGATCGGCTCAAGGCCAGCGAGAAGGATGGATTGATCGTGTTGCCGAAGCGTTCGAGTGATTTCATACCAGGGCAGCAGGTGCAGGTGACCGGCGGATTATTTGCTGGCGCTAAAGGTTTGTATCAAGGCATGACCTCCCGACAACGCGAGGTCATTTTGTTGGATCATCTCGGATGCGTGGAATTAGCGTCGGGTCTCCTCAAGTAATAGGAGGCTTCTGTCGCGGCTGATCGGGATAGATTCCCGTGGGCATGGGCGGTAGCGCGCAGAGGGGCTATACTGTTTTAGTTTGTTTAGTATGAGGCGATGATCGTTATGCCATTCAAGCCCGGACATGCAAAGTTTGGTGGACGCGGCACCGGCAGCAAAAACAAGATAGCCCGGCAGCTGAAGGAAGCGGTCATCACTGCCGCCGAGCTGGAGGGTTATAATGGGGAGGGTCAGGACAAGCTGATCGGTTTTTTGCGTATGGTGGCGAGGAGAGACCTTCGATCATTCTGTGCTTTGCTTGGTCGTATCATCCCGGTGCAAGTGCAGGAAGAACAGACACGCGATGTTCGGGTCGAGGTGACGTACCGATCCATCGATGAAGTGCGTAACGAGCTGGAGAGCCGTGGCATCTCGATCGATGTGGTGCACAGTCTGCTGTATCAACCACCCGAGATCATCGATGTCGAGGCGCAGGAGGTCGAGGAGGTCGAGGATGCACAAGGGTGACGATACGTTCGTGCTTGATCTGGTCAGGGCTGATCGTCTGCTGCTGTCGTACAAGCGCGGGGTGATTGATCGTGTCGAGGTGAGGCGCCAGCTGTTCACTGAATGCGGAGTGCCGTCGCATTTGTTGGACAAGGCGATCGAGGAGATCGAAGACATATCGCTGTCAGAGGCAGAGCATCGGGTGGAGTAGGCGTGCATTGATTTGAGTTGTTGTCATGGACTGTCGTTCACCGAAGACCGTATGGAAGACGCTCGATCTCGGTTTATTGGAAGAATACAACGCCGCGTGTGCTCGCGCTGACTTCTTGACTTATCGTAAATTGATCAGGCCTAAACAGATCAAGGCTTGGTGGCAGGAGGATGTCGCCAAGCATCTGATGATCTTCTGGCGTGATCTGTGCGCTGGTCGCCGTCCCGCGCTGGTGCTGCAGGCACCGCCGCAGCACGGCAAGACCGAGCAGGTGATGGATTTCATTTCGTGGGTGGCGGGCAAGAACCCTGACCTCAAGACAATTTTTGGGTCCTACAGCGAAGAGCTTGGTATTCGGGTGAACCTGTCGCTGCAGCGAATGTTTGATAGCAAGTGCTATCGTACAGTGTTCGGCAAGACCAGGATCAACGACAGCAACACCGCGCGCGAGACCGGAGAGAATGCGCGCTGGCTGCGCAACAACTCGATCATTGAATACGTCGGGCAGAATGGATCGTTTCGTAACACCACGGTGATGGGGCAGATCAACGGTATGGGGCTCGATCTTGGCGTGATCGATGATCCAATCAAGGGCAGGGCCGAAGCCTCGTCGAAGGCGATCCGCGATAAGACATGGAATTGGTTCACCGATGATTTCTTTGGCCGGTTCTCCAATAACGCCGGCTTTTTGATGATTATGACTCGTTGGCATTTGGACGATCCATGTGGCCGGTGGTTGGAGCATTTTCCACAGACCAAGGTGCTACGTTATTCGGCTATCGCCGAGCAAGACGAGCCGCATCGTAAGGCGGGCATACCATTGTTTCCGGAGTTCAAGTCGCTCGAGTTTCTGGAGGCCCGGCGGCGGGTGCTGACCACGGCGGGATGGGAAAGCATCTATCAACAAAAGCCGATCGCTTCCGGTGGTGACATGTTTCCGGTCGAGCGGTTTAACATTATTGGCAGCATCAATCGCAGTCAGGTCAAGCGCTCGATCCGCTATGTCGACAAGGCCGGCACCGTCGATGGTGGCTCCTACACAGCGGCGGCGCTGGTGCATGAGATGAAGGACGGCACGACCGTGGTCGAGGACATGATACGCGGGCAGTGGTCGGCGTTGGTGCGCGATCAGCGCATCATGCAGGCAGCGATTGCCGATGATGCGGTGTGCCAGCGCTATCAGATATGGTTCGAGCAGGAGCCGGGTTCAGGTGGCAAGGAAAGTGCCGAGGATAGCGCGCGCAAGTTCAAGGAGTTCAGCGTGCACCTCGACAAGGTGACAGGATCGAAAGAGATACGCGCCGAGCCGTACGCCGCGCAGGTGCAGGCCGGGCAGGTGTCACTGGTGGGCGGCGAATGGAATCGCGCTTTCCTTGAAGAGCACGAGCAGTTCCCGGTAGGCAAGTTCAAGGATCAGGTTGACGCTACCGCAGGCGCTTACAACAAATTGCTGGCGACGCACGGTTCATTCGACCGAAGTTTGGATTGGGTTGGTTGAGCAGAGGTGAGTCATGGCTAAAGCCCGATTGCAGGTTTTGAACGGACCATTCATCAAGGCGGGCAGAGCTTTGTCCGATCCGTTGGATTGCAGCGCGGGCGTTCCGGTGCGGATCACCATGCCGGGAGATTGGAATGATGATGCGGTGTTGACGTTTCAGTTTTCGACTGATGGTCAGTTCTTCAATGAGATGTATGGGCTGGATGGTTATGCGGTGACGATTGAGACTGTCGTGACGGGTGCCGGGGTGATCATTCCTGGTGATATTGGTCGGGCGATTGGCTGGCTCAAGATACGCTCGGGCACCGAGGGCAATCCGATCGTGCAGAACGAGGAGCGGGAATTCGCGGTGACGATCGATCTGGGGGCGGCGGCGGCGCTAATGGAATGAGATGCACCTATTGCGGTTCTTGCTCGCATCCGACTTCTCATTGTTCGAAGACGTGGGAGGGTAGCAGCGCTCGCTTGCATCTGCGTTGCGCCTACTGTGGCGGCGCCGATCACGATTTTGACGCCTGTCGAAAGCGGTGGAGTGAGCGAGATGCTGGCGTAAGGATACTAGATCGTTAATGTTTAATGCTTTTGCGGCCTGGGCATGTTAAAAGAAAAAGGCTTGGGTGGGAGTTCTAGCCCAAGAAGTAAAGTACATAACCAATGGAGGATAACAAGTGAAGAACCTAGCTCTTGTCGCTGTCGCTGCGACACTGTTGATGGGCACGGCCGTCAATGCCGCGACCATCAATCTGGTGCAGAATGGGCTGTCCTTTACCGGTTCGTCACCGGCGCAAGGGACTGTTGCTGCAGTCAGTCCGACAGAACTCGCCGGCACGCTGCAGTCGACGACTGCTCCGTCGTTCTTGAGTGACTTTGTCGAGTTTACGGTGTCGGCGCCGAACGGCACCCTCGTCAATGTCGACGTGCTGAACAATCCGGTAAACGATCTTCCGAGCTTTGTCGCGGAGATTTTCCGGATCACTCAGGATACGGTGAATGGTCCGGTGATCGCCGGAAATTTCGCTGCCAACAACAATGTTGACAGTGTCTCTCTGATGGCCGGCGTCGATTATTTCCTGGAACTGCAGGCGACCGGCGTCAATGGTCCGATCGGTCAATCAAACTTCCAGCTGGCTACGACACCATTGCCTGCTGCTCTGCCGCTGTTCGCTGGTGGTCTTGGCCTGATGGGCTGGCTGTCACGGCGGCGGAAGAAGAACAACGCCGCTCTGGCGTAAACTGTCTGCAAGCGACTTTGGGGCCGCTACCTTTTGGGTAGCGGCCTTCCCACGTTCGCTTTGGTACTGAAGGTGCGAGCCCAGCAGGGAGGGCGCCGGGGGTATCCAACGGCGTATACAGCCGGGCTCGCTGGCCGGGCGTGTGTCAGGGCCGACTCAGCCCAGCCGACGCGGACAATAGCAGCTGCTGCGCGCGAGGCAAGTGGGGGATCGCGCCAATGATGATGGACAACATCGATTGGCTGTGGATCGCAATCGGTTTTGTTGGTTTGTTGTTGGTGCTCGTTATCCTGTTTTCAGATGTGAACTGATCATTTTTTGCCCCAGCTCATGTAAGCGTCTACGGCGGCCACGATCAGCCAGATCATCACGCACATGAGTGCGAACGCAGCTAGCATGCTGAAGACTTGCCCCATTGCCGTGCCTCCCAGTTATGCATCCTATCCTAACAGCAATCGGATCGGTTTGCGATGAATAGTTCTGGCTGGTTGTGGGTCATGGTTGGCGTCATTGTGTTGATCTTGTTGCTTGTGGCGATCTCGAATGGCATGAACGATTAGGACACGACGATGTTCGTCTGGCTGGCAGCTGCAAATCTGGTTGTGCTTCACTCTGCCGGCGGCGGACACGAAGTTATCGTCAATCCGGTGGAGGTGACCGTATTGCGCGGTCCGACCGAGAGCCGTCAGCACCTTCCCAAGGACGCGCATTGCATGGTCAATTTCAGTGATGGGAAGTTCGTATCAGTAATCGAGAACTGCGCGATGGTGCGTAAGCTGTTCGAGGATGCGATCAGGAAATAAGCATGTCGTATCTGTTCGACACCTTCAGCAATTTCCTGTCGGGGCTCGGCATGCCGGGCCGCGACAAGATGACGGCGACGCAGTACGTCACCTTGGTGTGGACGCGTGAGCAGCTCGAATCGAGCTATCGCAGCGACTGGATCGCGCGCAAGGCGATCTCGATCCCGGCCTTCGATGCGACGCGTGAATGGCGGTCGTGGCAGGCCGAGCAGGATCAGATCGGATTGCTGGAGGCAACCGAGAAGCGCGTGCAGCTGCAGCTCAAGCTGCAGCAGGCCCTGACCAAGGCGCGGCTGTATGGCGGCTGCGGTCTCCTGATCGGTGTTGAAGGCGACATGGCGGAGGAGCTGAAGCCGGAGAGCATCAAGAAAGACGGCTTGAAGTTCATCCATGTGCTGGCGCCACATCAACTTATTGTCGAGCAGCTGATACGGGATATTACCAGTCCATACTATGGACAGCCTGAGCATTACATACTGCGCACCGATAGCACAGTAGACCCGGCTAGCGCGGTGCAGAACAGTTTTTCTGGTGAGGTCAAGATTCATCCGTCGCGGATGGTGCGATTGATTGGTCTCGATCCGCCGGACCCGATGCTGACATGGGGCTGGGGCGATCCGCTGCTGCAGACCATTCACGACAGCATCAATTCCGCTGGCACGGTGATGCAGTCGATTGCGGTGCTGATCAGTGAAGCCAAAGTCGACGTCATCAAGATTCCAGGATTGACCGAAATCTTTTCCACTCAGCGCGGCACCGATAAGCTGGTGAAGCGGTTCAGTGAAGCCAATGTTGCCAAGAGCGTGATCAATGCCGTGGTGCTGGACGCGGAAGAGGATTGGCAGCGCATCGCCGTGCAGTTTCGCGGCATGCCGGAAGTCCTGCAGATGTATTTGCAGATCGCTGCCGGTGCTGCTGATATTCCGGCTACGCGGTTTCTCGGCATATCGCCGGCCGGGATGAACGCCACCGGTGAGTCTGATCTACATAACTACTACGATCGCATTTCGTCGGAGCAGGAATTGCGGCTGTCGCCTGCGCTTGAAATACTCGACAAGGCGGTGATGCAGTCGGCGCTCGGCAAGATCGATGACAACATTTTCTACGAATGGAATCCGCTGTGGCAGATGGACGAGGCGCAGAAGACTGACATCGCCTACAAGAAAGCGCAGGCGACGCAGCTCGACGTTTCGTCGGGACTGGTGCCGTTCGAGGCGCTGGTCAAGGGCAAGTGCAATCAGCTGATTGAGGACGGCACCTATCCCGGGCTTGAGACCGCGATCGAGGAGGCGATTGCGCACGCTGATCAGGCGGAGGAAGACGAGCAGGCGCAACAGATGCCGGGCGCCGATCCTAACGCGTTGCCGCCAAATGGTGGCGGGCATCCTCCAACTAATGGCGGCGGCGGCGGTGGCGGTGGCGGTGGCGGTGGCGGTCCGCCACCGCCGCAACCGCCGCCGCCACCGAAGAAGCCATCGCCAGAGGCAGCGCTGAAACGCGGCGCGGCCGATAGCGGTTTTGTTGATATGTTGTGGTTGACCGTCGATGAAGCGGCGTGGAGTGAGGAGGCGCATTCACGTGGTCAACCCAAGAACGCCGGACAGTTCGGCCCTGGTGGCGGTGGAGCAGCAGCGAAGTCGTCATCGGAAGTCAAGGCACCCAAGGGTGGCAGCTCGGGCGCGCTGGAAGCGTTGGCGAAGGGACCGGCTGGATTGTCGACGCCGACAAAGCCGATCGCCGCAACAGCAACGCATTCGGAGACCGGCGCCGTATTTGTTTCACCCAGTGTCAAGAG